TCAAGGCTGGGGAGCATCGCGTTGCTTGCGCCGGCGCAGGAATGATTGGATCATGTCGTCGATGACTTCTCGATCCGGTTGGTCGAGATCCGCCGCCAGCCGAAACATGCGGGAGAGATCCGGATCAGCGTCCGTCGCGCCTGTGTCCTCGCCTACAAGCCAGCTGATCGTCACCCCGAAATGGTCAGCCAGTCCTCTGAGAACCCCCAGCGACGGGTTTGTCGTGCGGCCACGCTCCAGCTCCCAGATGTGGGTCTTCGTCACGCCGACGGCTGTGGCGACATCCTGAAATGATTCTTTCCGCGATTGCCTGAGTTCAGCAAGTCGAGCGGCCAGGCCCATGGGGCTCTCCTTTTTGTTGGGGTGCCAATCAAGCATGGTCCGTCGATATCGTCAACGTGACCTGACGTTCGTCATGCTGATAGTTGACGTGAGGTCGTTCATGTGATCTTGCGATAGTGGAAGGTGACGCCGATTCGGAAGGACGCAGCATGTCAGACCCAATCATCGAAATGATCCCAGTCGCGGCCCTTCGGCCTTGGGCCAAAAATGCGCGAACGCATTCGAAGAAGCAGGTCAGGCAGATCGCTGACAGCATCCGCACATTTGGTTTCACGAACCCGGTTTTGATCGACGCCTCGAACAGCATCCTGGCGGGGCATGGCCGGGTCGCCGCCGCGACGCTTCTGGACATGCAACAGGTGCCGTGTTTGCGGCTGGAACACATGACGCATGCTCAAAAGCGCGCTTATGTGCTGGCAGACCACAAACTTGCGTTAAATGCCGGTTGGGACGACGAGGTTCTCGCCGAGGAGCTTCGGGCATTGCTCGAGATTGACCTGGACTTCGACGTCGAGGTGACTGGCTTTTCCATCGCGGAGATCGACAGCCTCGTTGAGGGTCTGATCCCGGAAGAACCTGGCGATCCGGACGACGATCTACTGCCTGGGATCGACACCACGCCGCGGTGTCGTCCGGGAGATATCTGGCAGCTCGGCGCCCATCGGCTGATATGCGGCTCTGCTCTGGATAAAGCCACCGTCGATGCCCTTATGGCCGGCGAGAAGGCGCAGATGGTCTTTACCGACCCGCCATACAACGTACCTATCGACGGTCATGTCGGCGGTTCAGGCAAGATCAAGCATCGAGAGTTCGCGATGGCGTCCGGCGAGATGTCGACCGACGAGTTCACGACGTTCCTGTCGACCGGCTTCCGCAATCTCGCAGACGCCAGCGTCGATGGATCTATTCCCTTCATCTGCATGGACTGGCGGCACATGGGTGAGATGATTCGCTGCCCGCAATCGAGTCTTCAGCGAACTGAAGAACCTCATGGTGTGGGTGAAGGACAATGGTGGCGTGGGAACATTCTACCGATCCCGCCACGAACTCGTCTTGCCTTCAAACACGGTAGCGCACCCACATCAACACGTTCGAGCTGGGCCAGAACGGGCGCTACCGTACCAACGTTTGGCAATACGCCGGGTGAACACGCCGCGGACCGAGCGAATGGATGAGCTGGGGCTGCATCCCACCGTGAAGCCCGTCCAGATGATTGCAGATGCGATCAAGGATGTTTCCGGCCGCGGCGACATAGTGCTGGACCTGTTCGGGGATCGGGTTCGACCCTGATTGCCGCACACAAGACTGGCCGGGGGGATAGCTCTGTGAGCTCGATCCGATCTACTGCGACCGCATCATCCGGCGCTGGGAAGCCTTCGCTAAGGACGAGGCCGAGCAGATTGCCTGCGGCCTGGTTCTGGCAGAACCCATGCAGGCAGCTGCATGAGCAAAAACAGTCTGGCTAGTGGAGAACTGTCGGTGCGGCCGTCGAGTTCGGAATACGAGGTAGGCTACGCCAAACCGCCGGCCGAGACCCGCTTCAAACCCGGGCTTCGGGAAATCCCAAAGGCCGACCTCGTGGCAGCGCCAACAAGCATAAGCTCCCAGGTCTCGGGGAGGAACGGATGAAGTCGATCCTCCTTCAGGAGGCCTACCGGACGATCAAGGTCAACGATGGCGCTGGCCAGGTATCCGTTCCGATGGCGCAGGCTGTCATCCGCTCGCTTGCCGTCAATGCAGACAGGTGCGCTTTGTTTCGCCATGGCCGAACTGCCACGGCTGTACCGATTGCGCCGGCGGTTCATAGTTCCGGATCAGCGCCTTGGCATGGCGATGCATCACCGGGTTTTCGACCGCAATCCGCTCGATCGGCGCATTCCAGAAATCCGAGAACAGATCCGCGCCAGACCGCAGTTCGGCCTGCATGTCGTCGAGCGTCCGGCCGCGCGGCGGCACCGTCAGCCAGCGCACGCCCGAATTGCACAGGCGCGTGCAGGGTGGATGTGCGACGATCAGCAAGTCCCAGCCGTCGCCGAGAATGGCACGCGCATCGCCGGTGATATGCCGGTTGCTCCCATCGTCGGCCGGCAGCAAGTCGCACGACCATGCATCATGGCCGCGCGCCAGAAAGGCGTTCCGCACAATGCCGGAGAATTCGCAGGCGACGAGGACGCGAAGCGATTTCATCCCCGCCTCCGCATCGTCGTCACCAGCCGCTTGCAGGCCGCCTCGACCTTGCGCCGCGCCGGGATTTCGCGGACGCCGGCAAACCGCGCCTGCGCTAGTTCGTCGGTCGCCACCGCCACCGAGCGGCATGCGTCCATGATGGCGTCCTGCAACCTGATCTGCCGTTCGAGCGCGGCGATGCGCAGCCGCTCCGCCGCCACAGCCTCGTCGACCAGCGCCTGGACATGCGTGGCGGCGGCGAGCGTCGCCTTGTCGATTTTGGGATGCGCGGTCATCCCTCCACCCCCATCTCCGCCAGCGCCTTGGTCGCGGCGTCGATCCGCTCGCGCACGGCCAGCCTGATGTCGCTGCGCAGCGAGGTGGCGTAGGCCGAGGCCAGCACGATCTCGCGTACGTCGCCGCCGGAACCGACCGTCAGCTTCAGGGCTTCCAGCCCATCGAGCTTGTCCTTCAGCCGCCGCATCTCGTCCCGCTCGGAAATGAGCGCGCGCGCCTTGTCGATGTCGGCGGCTTTCATGATCCGATCATCCCTGGAAACAGGCTGTCGAAGGCGACGAGGAAAAACCCCTCCGCCGCTTCCGGGTCATAGTTGCGGAGCCGGACGCCGAGCGGCTCGTGGCTCGTCGTCCAGGGCTCTGCGCTTTCCGACAGGTTCACGCGCTCGTCGCCGATGATGCGGCCATCAAACTCGTGCACCAGCGACGGCATCCACGGCGAGAGGTCGAAGCGCTCGCACACCGCCGCCATCACCTTCGCCTCGGCGTCGCGATAGCCGGTCAGATGCGGCTTTACCGGACGCGGCACGTCGACCAGATAGGCTTCGCTGGCGTCATGCAGCAGCGCCCAGCGCTGTTCGGCCAGCCCGCCGCACGCATCCCGCACCGCCCGTGAGAGCAGCACCGAATGCTCGGCCACCGAATAGAAGCGCAGGCAATGTCCGGCATAGCGGCACTGCATCGACAGCGCGTGCGCGATGTCTTCGATGAAGATCTCGTCCGGGCGCGGATCGAGCGGCCAGAACTGCCTCCCCGTGAACGTCTGCATCCAGTCGCCGATGCGTGTTTCCGTCATGGCAAAATCTCCGTCCCGTCGCTCGCGTGTTTCACGTGAGCGGCACTGCAACAGTTTGATTTGATTGAGGGCGGCGTGTAGAATCGCCGCTCCGGAATGCCGAGCCAGTCGCAGATCGCGACCACCTTCTCGAACACGATTCCTTGCGCGCCTCCGATCCGCGACAGGTCGGATGCCGTCACGCCGATCTCGGCGGCGGCGGCGCGATAGCCGAGGCCGCGCTCGTCGATGCGTGTCCGCACGAGCTTCGACAGGCCCCGATAATCGAAGCCCGGACGCGTGTCGGCCTTGCGCTCGGCCTTGCGTTCGTCCGCCGCGATCCGACGCCGCAGCGAGCGGGTGAGCGCAGCCATGGCCTGAGCGGTGTCGTCGGTCATGCCGCCCTCCTCTGCCACAGGCCCTTGTCGACCCGCTCGAACTGGCCGCGCTGCAGCACCTGCCGCAGCTTGTCGCGCCAATGGCGGTTGCCGGCGGTCTTCGGATGGTCGGCGAAGGCGCGATACAAATCGCCGAGCGCGACCGGCCCGTCCCTGCCGTCAAACCAGTCGGCCAAAACATCGCGCCAGGTCTGCGACAGCGCCGGCATGACCAGCGATCGCGGCAAGCGCAGCGGCACGAATGCGCCGTCGATCGGCGCGGCGGCGAGGATGTCGCGATCGTCGCAGCCATAGGAGATCAGCACCGACGGCGCGCCGCTGTTGGCCACCGCGCGCCGTCCGTCCGCCAGATGGAAATTCAGCCGTCCGCGCAGGAACAGAAGGCCGGTTGCCGCCTGCCAGACGAAGCGGTGGAAAGGGTCGGTCTCGGTTCGAGCGAAGATCAGCGCCGTGCCGCAGCCATGCGCCGCCATGCGCCCGAGGAACCGGGTCAGCAGCTCGATCGAGTAAGGCGGGTTCAGCCACACGCGCCCGTCCCACGGCTGCGTCAGCCCGTTGCTCTCCGGGCCGATATGCCGCCGGGCCGTCGGCCACGGGCGGAATTCCAAGCTGCACGGATCGAGGTCGAACGAGTCAACGCCGCCCAGCGCATCGATGATGGCGGGTGGCGTAAACCAGGTGTCGGTCTGCGATTTTGCAGACTGGTGAGATCCCATACCGGCGAACAGATTCATGCCGTCACCGCCTTGCGGCGCTGCCGCTTCGAAGGGGAAACCGCTGTTTCCTGCACGCCGGCATCGGCAGGTGGGGCTTCGGGGCATTCTCCGCTCTGTTGCGGCTTGTCCTCTCGCGGCTCTCCCCGGTCGGCCGGCGGCAAGGCCGGCGCGTTCTCGAAATTCTTCCAGTCGGCGCGGGAGACAATCGCCGGCCCGGCATAGATGCCGTCCGCGTTCCGCTCCCAGATGAACCAGGCGCAGTTCATCCGGCTGCCCGCTTCCTCGCCGTCCCATCCGTCCCGGTGCATCATCGGCAGTCGGCGCGAGAACACGATCACGCGCGCCGGCGGGCAGATGTCCATCGCGAAGCAGCGGTCAGGGTCTTCGAATCCGGCGAGGAAATTGAGATTGAGCAGCAGCGCCATCTTGCGCGGCCGGTGCACGCGCAGCGCGTGCGCGACGAAAGCGTTCAGGATCGTGCCGTAGGGCGGGTTGGTGACGATGTCGTAATCGTCATCCGCGGCGTTGGTCACGCAGAAGTCGATGACGCCCTGGCATTCGCCATGCTTCGTCACGGTGCCATAGTCGACGAGGTCGGAAATCGAGACTTCATAGCCGGCGGCTTCGAGCAGGCGCAGGATGGCGCCCTTGCCGACGGCCGGCTCATAGATCCGCGTCAGGAAGGATTCGAGCGCCAGCAGCGTCGACATCGCTTCCGGCCCGGTTTGGTAGAGATTGTTGCCGCGCTCTGCGGCGGTCGCGCTGTCGGTCCCGACGGCGGCGCGCAGGTTGCCACGGGACAGACCAAGCTCCCGTTTCAGCGCCGCACGGGTCGGGCCGGAGCCAGACGCCAGCAGTTCATCGAGCGCCCTGCGCACGATGCCGGGATCTTCGGCGATGGCGTCGCGGACCCGGCGCGCATCGTGAATCTGGGCGCGGGTCAGGCCCGCTTCCTCTGCGGTAAAACCGTTATCATCGCGAACGGTTTTCGGCGCCCGCCCTTTTCCGCGCCCGATGGCCGCGCGGCGTCATATTCATCGGCCAGGCGCCGCTTCGCCAGCGACTCGATTTCCAGCGCATCGGCCTGCACACGATAGGTCGCGGCCAGAACATCGTCATGCGCGCGCTTTGCCTTTTGCAGCCGCGCCGCGCTCTTGGCCGCATCATAGGTGAAGGCGGCGAGTTCCCCCGCCGCAAGCACCTCCGCCGCCGTTTCCGCGCGCGCCAGCGCTTCCGCCGCCTGGCGAACCAGGGCAGGCAACTCAAACTGGCTGGCGCGCGCGAGAGCAGTCATGCTTCGGCTGCGCCCTCATACGCGGGCAACTCGGTACGCTTCGCTGCGTCGGCGAGATCGTGGCCGACCTGTTCGCGCAGGAATGTTTCCCAGCGGTAGAGCTGGTAGAACCATTTGATGTCGCCACCGGAAATCCGGTAGCGCAACCGCGCGGGGATGCGCACGGCCTCACCGTCGACGAAGGCCGGCAGCGACACCATGAAGATGCCCGGAATGACCACCTTCTCGCCCTTGGCGTTCATGTGATCTTCCGAGAACTCGATCTGGCGTTCGCCGGTCTGCAGGCGGATGCCCTGCTTGACCTTGGCATTGACGAACACTTCCAGATGCCGCGACAGCGACAGCACTTCCGACGGCGTCGCAAAGGTCTCCTTGAACAGCGGCTCGTAGAACGAGCGCTCGCCATCCATCGGCGCGGCGAGTTCGGCGGCATGCTCTTCGATGAAGGCGGCGAAGACCTCCTGTTCCATCGGCTTGCCGTTCATGCCGACCCAGACCTTGAACTCTTCGGTCAGCGGGAAGGCGTAGACGATGCGGTGCTGGCGGTTGCGCGCGTCGCCTTTGGCGTCGTCATAGTCGATCACCGCCGTCAGCTTCGGGTCCGGCCACGAGGTCTTGCCGAACAGCGCCGACCGATCATCCTTGTGCCGGTTGACCAAGTCGACGAAGCTTGCCAGCGTGTTGACGGTCGCGGTTCCTTTGCGGCGCTCCGGCGCCTGGCGCTGTTCCTCGATCAGCGACTTCAGCGAATGAAAGCGCTGGCCGTCGCGGTCGAAGGCGATCGGCACTGCCGACGGCAGGCCGGGACCGAGGCCCGAAGTCGCCAACATGAGGACGGTGGGCTCCGCGCCTGCCACCGCCATCGCTTTCACGATGTCGATTGCATGGGCGTCGAGAGGCGAGGCAGGCGTATTTTTGTCAGCCATTGGAGTTTTCCTTTTCGGGTGGCGTCACGCGGTTTCGGCTTCGTCCTCGCGGCTCGTGACCGGCCGCGTGGAAAACATGTCGATCTGGTTGGGATGCTCGATCGAGAGCTGGCCATCGATCGCCCAGAAGGGCGTCTTCATGAACTTGGCCGTTTCGGGCAGCTTGACCTTGCTTTCGCCCTTCACGTCGATCCGGCCGAGTTCGTAGTCGAACACGATCTTCACGGTGATCTCGGCCTTGCACTTGTCGGCCGGCGCGGATTCAAGCGCGCCGATTGCTTCTTCCAGCTGCTGGTCGAGGTGGCGCGAAAAATCGCCCCGCGACAGCGTTCCGAGCATTTCACGAAAGGTTCGCATCACGCGCGCCATCGTCAGGTTTCCTTCTTGGGTTGGGGGACTTGGTCGGTAAGGGAGAGGAAGCGGCGCAAGGTCAGGATGCCTCCGCGACATGAGCGACATCCGTCGCCAGTCCTGCTGCAGTGACGCGAATGCGCCTCCGGTCAGCGTAGAATTCAACGAGCCCGAGTTCCGAGAGCTTATTCCAGGTTGCCCGCATCACCGGCGCGCGTTCGCCACATGCGAGCAGCACCTGTGTGCGATCGAAAACACCGTCGGCGCTGCGATTGCGAAGCCACTTCAAGGCGGCGAGTTGGTTCGGCGTCGCAGGCATCACCCCTCGCCTCCCACACGATATTTCGAGCCTTCCTTGCTGCCGGCGCCGCCGATCTGCTCGACCAGGTCGTTTTCGCGTAGCGTCAAAATCGCCTTACGGGCGATGTCGGCCGTGGTGCCGATCGCAACGGCGAGGTCGTGCACCGAGATGCGCAATTCCCGTGAACGGTCGGCCCGCTTGCGCATCTCCAGCCAGACCAGGGCTACGGTCACCGAGACGCAATGCATTCGGGCAAAGTCGAGCGGGTTGAACTTCTTGGCGTCGAAGGCCGGGGCCGCAACACGGGGTTCAAGGATCCGGTCGAAATGCTGCTGCACGAACGTGTTCACCGACACACCCGCGCGCGAAGCCGCAGCTACGAGCTTGCGGTTAAACGCCCGGTCGCACTTGACCGAGAAACGATAGTGCCGCTCGCCGCTGTCGCTCACAGGTGCGGTATTGAGAAACATCACGCCCCCTTCACCAGCGACAGACCGCCCTCGCCGCGCGCGTTCGCCGTGGCCTTGCGCAGTTCCTGCAGCCCGCGTTCGAGCTGGGCCGCGGCGCGGTCGATTTGCACGGCTTCCGATGGCGTCAGCTTGCCGTCGGCAAAGGCCATCGCGCCGGTCGACATCAGCTCGCCCATCTGCACGATCGTCTCGGCGTGGCGCGACATGATCGACGCATTGGCCTGCGGCTCGGCCTCGGCCTCTTCGAAGCGGCGCCCGCGCGCGGCGGCGATCGCTTCCGACATGTCGTGCCGCCCGCATTCCTCTTCGAGCGCGAAGATCGCATCGAGCGGCATCAGTTCGAGACTGTCGGGATTGGCCCAGCGGCCGACCGTCGACTTCGAGAAATTGCAGATGCCGCCGGCGCGTTCGATGCCGCCGACAGCGGCGATCAGGTCGCGCTGCTTGGCCTTCAGCAGAAAGTGCCGTGCATTGGCGTTGGGGATCAT